AGGCGACGGCAATGGCCGCGTGGAAGACGTAACGGCCATGTCCCGCCAGATCAAGCTGCTCGCCCGCGAAATTGGCTGCCCCGTGATCATCCTGTCCCAGCTCAACCGTGGCTGCGAATCCCGCCCCGACAAGCGCCCGGTGCTCTCCGATCTGCGCGAATCAGGCGCCATCGAGCAGGACGCCGACATCGTCATGTTCGTGTACCGGGACGAGGTTTATCACCCGAACACGCAGGACAAGGGTATCGGCGAAATCCTCATTCGCAAGAACCGTGACGGCGAAATCGGCATGGTTCCGACTGCCTTCCAGGGTGACAAGTCGCGTTTCGTTCCGCTCGCCAGCCACAGCAAGTCGAGCAACGTCTACGAGGTGAATTTCTGATGAGAAAGCGCCGGACGATCTTCGAGCACAAGGGCTACAAGCTGCGTTCTTACACCGAGCTGATGTGGGCGCGCCTGATGGATGCCGCCGACATTTTCTACCTCTACGAGCCGGATCTGATTCAGGTCAACGGCTGCAAGTACCTGCCGGACTTCTACGTTCCTGCGGCCGATTTCTATCTTGAGGTGAAGGGCACTTACCCGACGCCGGAAGAGATCGCAAAAGCCGAGCAGGCGCATCAGGCGACAGGCCGTCCGGTCGTGTTCCTTGTGTCCCGCCCTGAGAGTGACAAAAACGGTTTTATGAATTGCTGCATTCAGGCACCGGGCAAGCAGGGCTGGATTGACATCTCCCTGCATGACCTTGACCAGATTTATCGCGAAGTGGCCGGAGAAACTGCCTGGGTCAAGGCGCTGATATCGGTCCGAGAGGATGACCACGATTGGGTTAGGCGCATCGGCGAATTGGTTGATGAGGTCTTGCTTGAAATGTCCGGCCGCAACTCGATGGAAAGTCATCTGCGGCTCACCCACAAGCGCGTAAACGACCAGCGCGCATCGACACAGCGCGAGCCCTCATTGGCTGAGCTGGGCCTCAGCTGGTGGCGCAACAGATACCACCCGAAACCAACACCGCCAGCACAAATGATCGGCGAGCAGCAGCTTGCACAGGGAGCAGGACGATGAGTGATTTTTCGGAGATGACCGAAGCCTTCGAGCAGGCCCGCACAGCTCCCGATGCACTCGAGCGCGCATTCGGTCTAGAGGAGGAAGTTCGCGCAGGTGGCGTTGCTGCTGTGCGGGAGCGGCTGAAAGGTGATGGCCGTCCGGACTGCCTGGATTGTGGCGAGGACATCCTTCCGGAGCGCCGCAAGGCCGTGAAGAACGCCGTGCGCTGCGTGCCGTGCGAAGAGATCCATGCACAGATGGAGGCGCGCCGCCGTGGCTAATCCAACCTTCCCCCTTCGCAACGAGATGGACCGCCAGCGCGCTATCGCCTGGCTTCAGTCCGTCGATCTGGAGCAGCCGCGCAAGCTGGCTATCAGCGACGAAGACCGCACCGCAGAGCAGAACGCAAAGCTTCACGCCATGTTGGCTGACATTGCCAAGCAGGTAGAGCACGCCGGTAAGAAGTGGAACATTTTGATCTGGAAGCGCCTCTGCACCGCCGCCTGGCTGCGCGAGATAGGCGAGAACGCAACGATGATCCCGGCGCTCGACGGCAACGGCTTCGACGTCATCTATGAAAAAACCTCGAAGTTGGGCGTGAAGAAGTGCGCCTCGCTGATTGAGTGGGTATCGGCTTTTGGTGCTGAGAACCAAGTCCGCTGGACCCAGAAGGACAACTGGGGAGGACGGTACTGATGAGCGAAGAATGGAAGCAGTCCCGAATGGACGCCGGGTACGAGGTTAGCAGCGAAGGTCGTGTCCGCAGTAAGGATCGGATGGTTCCGCAGAAGGCTTGTGGGCGTGCTGCAGGCTATGAGCGCCTGCTTCCTGGCCGACTCCTAAAGCCATTCATCTCTAAGTCCACTGGGTATCTGCAGGTGAACTTCAGCGGAAAGGCTCGCCATTCCGTGCATCGGCTGGTGGCTCTCGAGTTCTGCGAAGGCCATGAGGATGGCCGCGTCGTTAACCACAAGAGCGGCGATCGCGCTGACAACCGGGCCGCGAACCTTGAGTGGGTTACGCCGCAAGAAAACAACCTCCATGCGTTCCGCGAACTTGGCCGAGCCCCGACGAGCCTGGGCAAGTTCAGCGGCGAGCATCCGACCAGCAAGGCGGTAATAGCGACTGATCTGCTGACTGGCGAACAGTTCTACTACGAGTCGGCTATGGACGCCGTTCGAGAAGGATTCGATTCCGGCGCGATCAGCAATTGCTGTTCGGGACGGCTGAAGAAGCACAAGGGGCGCTCATGGCGTAAGCCCGAGCAGTGGGAGGCCGCAGCATGACCAAGGCCGAGAAAGCGCATCTTTCCCGAGTCGCCGCGCTGGGCTGTGTCGCTTGCTACATGCAAGGCACGCCGGGCACGCCGGCCGAGATCCATCACCCGCGCGCCGGTCGCGGCAAAGGTCAGCGTGCAAGCCATATGGACGGCATCCCACTCTGCCCGGCGCATCACCGTGGCACTCATCACCCGGCCGTGCCAAGCATTCACCTGGAAAAGCGCGCGTTTATCGAGCGGTTCGGGACAGAGGAGACGCTGCTCGAGCTGGTTCGTCAGCTGGTTGAGGGGAGCGCTGCAGCATGACCGACACCCCTACCGGCCGCGCCTGCCCTGACTGCGGATCTCCCATGACTGACCTGCGGAGCCTAAACGCTCGCAAATGCACCAATGGCCGCTGCCAGCTGATTGCCGACTGGCACCTGGCGCCCGGCCAGATCCCCCTGATCGCAAACAACAGAGCCACAAGGAAGCCGCAATGAGCTGGCTAGAGATCGCATCAATGGTTCTTGTCGCAATCCTGGCTCCTCTGGTGGCCGCATGGGCAGACCTGAAAGTCACCGAACTGAAAGAGAAGGAAGCGAGCCAATGAACGGCCACATCATCCGCAATACCGGCTCAGCCGTAACCGTAGAGATGCCGTCCGGTGAACGCGTCGATGCTCCTTCCGTGGTTGCTGCGCTGGACATGGTGGAGCAAAGCCGCTCCATGCAGTGCACCTGCCCAAGCGGCGACGGCTCTCTGCGATGGCCTTGCCCGGCTCACCAAGTACGCGACCCTCGCACAGTTGCCGGCGTAGACGTGTCGTTCCCGACCGAGAAGCACATGAGCTTCGCGCCGGAGCAGTGCGAGTGCCATCGCTGCATCGAGGAGAAGGGGCTGAAGGTCGGCCCTCTGCCGCTTTCTAGCGTGAAGATGATTCTCTGCCCGACCTGCGGAAACAAGCGCTGCCCCAAGGCCAACGACCATCGCAACGAGTGCAGTGGCAGCAATGAGCCGGGCCAGCCTGGGAGTGCGTACAAATGACCGGGGCGCGAAACGATGACTTCCTCTGCGGCGAATGCCTCATTCAATTTGGCAGCGTTGACTGCCGATGCTCGGGCGCTGATCAACGCGGACAAGCAAGCCTGCCTGATCCGTTACAAGGTGCGCGACCTCAAGGGGCCGGAGAGGAAGAGGCAGGGGAAAGTGCTGCTGGCGGCTGTTCCGGAGAGTGCGCGGGATGCCGTTGTGGCGGCGCTGAAGGCGAGGGGGAGTAAATGAGCAAGCCAGAAGACACGCTAGCCCTTCACCTTCGCACGGAAGGCATCGAAGCCATCCGAGAGTACCGCTTCGCTGCTGAAGCTTGTGGAGGGCCTGGTAAGGGCCTGCGTGATCGTCTGGCCAAGGCTGGCCTGCAGGACTGGCGCGCTGACTTCGCGCTGCTAGAGCAAGGATTGCTGATCGAGGTAGAGGGAGGAGGCTGGACTGGAGGTCGCCATACCCGCGGCTCCGGCTTCGCTGCCGACCTCAAGAAATACGACGCCGCTGCCCGCCTTGGGTGGCGCGTGTACCGATGCGACCCCGCCATGATCAAGAGCGGGCGCGCGCTGGAAACCATTCAGATCCTTATGCAGCAGAGGGGAGCCGCCTAATGGCCGCACGCAAGCACGACGACGAGACAATCATAGCGGCGCTGACGGGGCGCACCGTTACTGCTGCGGCCGAGATCCTGGGCTTGCACCCGCGGCGAGTGGCTGCCCACAAGTCACGACTGGGGCTGAAAGGGCATCTG